TGTTCCGACCCAATATGGCGGAACTGGAACAACTCAATCGCCAAATGCGGGTCAAGTTCTGTATTCAACCTCTGGAACCTCATATGCGCCAACTACGTTGGCAGATCTTGTTACAGGGTCGAAATATCAATCATCTGCTCCATCATCTCCTGCCGTCGGGCAGATATGGATTGATTCAGATGAAGATGCGACCTCATTTGATCCAAATCTAATTCGTCGTCATCAATTTACAGCAACGGCGGCACAAACAAATTTTGTTACATCAATAGCTTTTGTAGATGGATTTGAGCAGGTATTTTTCAATGGTCTATTATTGTTAAAGGGAACAGATTATACTACATCTGGAAGTAATACGGTTATTCTTTCTACCGCCGCCGCTTTGAATGATATTATTGAAGTTGTAACAATTACAAATTTAAATTCAATTGCAGTGATTTCTTCAGATGATCAATTAATTTTAGCAGGACAAATCTTTGGATAGGATATAAATATGGCAACATTCACAAAAACATTACTTTCAAGTTCAACACAGGGTCAGCCAATTACAGTAGTTGCAACTGCTTCAACAGGCACAACTATTCACGCAACAGGAACATCATCTTCAATCATTGATGAAGTATGGCTATATGCAAATAATACTTCAACTTCTCCAGTGTTATTAACAGTTCAATTTGGTGGCACAGGTGCAGTACAACACGCTAAACCAATTACTCTTGCGCCACAATCAGGAGATGTTCTTGTTGTAGCAGGACTGCCACTTACAGGAACAGGTGCTGCTAGCAATACAATTTATGCTTTTGCTGCTACTGCATCCGTCATTACAATCTCAGGCTATGTAAATAGGATTTCCTAATGTCTAATCCAGTACGCAGAGGACAATCAGGTAATCCTGTATCAACAAGTATGCAAGGTGATACTTACACCCCATTTGCTAATACATCTGCTATTAACCCTTACGGCTTGCAACTTCGGCAAACAATTACATCATCAGGTTCAGTAGTCATTCCTGATGGAATAAATTGGGTTTATGTAATTTTGGCAGGAGGCGGTGGCGGTGGATTGTCCTCCACAACTGCAGGTACAAGAGGTGGTGGCGCTGGCGGAATTGCTTGGGGATGGACACTTGCACAAAATACTTGTATTATAGGCGCTGGCTCTCCTGGTGCAAGCACACCCACTCGTGGTGGCTATACTCGTTATGGAAATGTTATTGCAGGTGGTGGTGGTGGTGGATCTGTTACTCCAAATTTAGGCGGTGCAGGTTCTGGCGCTATTGCAGGTTCAACAAACTATTGGGGCATTGCTGGCGGAGCTGCAGGAGGCTTTTCGGGAAGTGGAGCAGGTGGTGGTTCAACTAGTACTACTTTAAATGCTGCTGCTGGTAAAGGTGGTGATGGCATCTCAGGTGGTGGCGGTGGTGGTTTTACTGCCACTGGAACTGGCACTGGCACAGGCGGCGGCGGTGGCAATGGTTTAGCAGGTGGTGGAGGTGGAGGAGCAGTTCAAAATACAGGAACTCGCACAGGAGGAAATGGTGGAAACGGTATTGGTCCTTACGGAACTATTTATACAGGAGGAATTGGATCAACTGGCACAAGTACCAATGGCGCAGGCGGAGGTGGCGCTGGTATTGGTGGTAACGGTAACAATGCTTCAGGAACAACAGGTGGCGCTGGTGGTTTAGGTGGAGGTGGAGGTGGCGGAAGTTCTTCGGCTGGTGCAACAAGTAATGCTGGCGGCAATGGAATCCTCTACATTTATTATTAAGGAGAAACAATGACAACAACAATTTATAGCAATCCATTCTTTAGTGATACGCCTTACGGTCTTAAATTACAACAAACTATTACTACTGTTGGAACAAGTTCAGTAACTATTCCTTCTAATATTAAACGTGTTTATGCAGTCTGTATCGGTGGCGGTGGTAGTGGTGGAAGTACAATAGCTTGTGGCGGTGGCGGCGGAGCGGGAGGATTTTCTGCTGGCTGGACTTGGGCAACAAATACTGCAATTGTAGGGAATGGTGGCGCTAGCGTCATTGATAATGAGGGTAACATTGGTGGCTGGTGGTGGACACACAAATACTACTGATGCGGTATTAGGCGGCGGTGGTGGCGGAGCGGCCTATGTTAGTAACAGTCGTAGTTCTTCCGCTGGTGGATCAGGTTATACAGGTGCACCTGGTGGTTCCGTTAATAGTGGTACTGGTTATGGTGGTGGTGGCGGAGCAATGTCAGGTGGTTCTGGACCTAATCAGGTTGGAAATGGAACAGGTGGTGCTGGGGTTTCATCAGGTGGTGGCGGAGGAATTACTAATTCTTCTCAATCAGGAAATACAACCGCTGCTTCAGGTGGTAGAGGTTTAATTGCAGGTGGTGGCGGTTCTGCTTGGAACTCAGGAGCTACAGTAACAGGTACAGTAACAGGTGGAGCTGGGGGCAATGGAGATCTATATTCAGGCGGTTCAGGTTCATCAGGTATAGGAAATACATTTGGTGCAGGCGGAGGTGGCGCTGGCTATCTAGGTAACGGCGGCAATGCTTCAGGCAATACAGGAGGAACTGGTGGCACAGGCGGCGGCGGTGGAGGAGGATCTAACAATTCAGGAGCTTCTGGTGCTGGCGGCAATGGTGTAATTTTTATATACTACTAAAGGAGAAAATAATGACAACATATGCAATGATAAATGGAAGTACAGTTGAAAATATTATAGTGGCTGATGATAAAGAAGCAACAGAAGCGGCTCTGCGTTGTACTTTAATTGAGATTACTGATGAAAATCCAGCGGGTATGGGATGGACTTATAATGCTGAAACAAAAAAATTTAATCCACCAGAGGAATTAGAAACGGTATAATAGGAATACAATGTCTAGAATCAGAGATATAGCAAATCTATTTAGTGCAAATACAGATGCGGCTACGGATGCTGAAGTTGAAATACTGCTTCTCGTCCTAATCCCGCCTCAAATGGCGACGTGTATATGAATACACAATTAGGATACCCAGAGTTTTATAATGGAACATCTTGGATTACAATAGGAGCAGTACCTACAGCGCCAAGCGCTTTAGTTGCTACAAATGTAGGAACTGGGCGGGCATACAATAATGGCTCTGCCTCAATTGCATTTACAGCAGGAACAGTACCAGGATCTACATATACTATTACATCTTCTCCAGGATCTTATTATAATACTGGCTCATCATCTCCAATTGTTGTAACTGGATTACAATCAAATACATCTTATACTTTTACTGCTACCGCATCAAATGTTTATGGCACATCTGCAGCATCTGCTGCATCAGCAGCAATTACTGCAACTACTGTGCCACAGGCACCTACAATTGGAACTGGAACAGATTTAGTAAATGGATCATCTGCTTCAGTAACCTTTACACCTGGTGCAAACGGAGGATCTGCTGTTACTTCTTATACAGTTACATCAAGCCCAGGAAATATAACAGCATCTGGTGCATCGTCACCAATTACTGTAACAGGATTAACTAATGGAACCGCATATACATTTACGGCAACGGCAACAAACGCAAACGGAACTTCCTTGTCTTCATCAGCAAGTAATTCTGTTACTATAACAAATAATATTTATGTAAATTATTTAGTTGTTGCAGGCGGCGCATCAGGAGGATCTAGAGTTGGAGGCGGTGGTGGAGCTGGAGGACTTAGAACTTCTTATGGATCTACTTCTGGTGGGGGTTCTTCTGCAGAAAGCCAAATGACAGTAACTCCAGGAGTATCTTATACTATCACTGTTGGTGCTGGCGGAGCTAGAAGATCAAACTCAGGAACAGGACAAACTGGAAACAACGGGTCAAACTCTTCAATATCTGGTTCTGGTTTAACAACTATTACATCAATTGGCGGTGGCGGTGGCGGAGCATATTCAAATGTTAATGCTAATAGTGGAGGCTCTGGCGGTGGTGGAGGAGGATACACTGGAGGCTCACTTGGCGCTGGAACCTCTGGTCAAGGTTATTCAGGTGGCAACGGAAATGGAACTTCTTCTAGCGGTGGTGGAGGAGGAGCTGGTCAAGTAGGACAAAATGCAACTGGAGATACAGGATCTGGTAGTGGAGGTAATGGTGGAAATGGATTACAATCTTCAATTACAGGAACATCAGTCTATTATGCTGGTGGTGGAGGAGGATGTACAACTTATGGCTCTTTCGGTACAGGAGGTCTTGGTGTAGGAGCTAATGGTGATACAAATGCAGCCAATGTTATAAATGATGCAACAGCAAACACAGGCGGTGGTGGTGGTGGTGCAAGATTAGATAGCGCTACGTCTGGTGCAGGAGGTTCTGGTGTTGTTATACTAAGATCTACACAGCAGGCATCGTCTACTACTGGTTCACCTACCTATACTACATCTAGTGGAAACCATATTTACAAATTTACATCTTCAGGGAGTATTACGTTCTAATGGCTAAAATAATTAAAGTATGGGATGGAACTGAATGGCAAACTGTAGGAGTTTCTGCTGCTCTTCCTTCCGCCTTCAATGTTGTTCAATCAGCAAATGGAACAATGTTGGCAGGACGTAATTATTTTGTAGATACATCTGCTGCTAGAACTCTTACTCTTCCCGCCTCGCCTTCTGTAGGCGACACAATTACTATTTATGATGCTTCTGGGACGGCGGCAACAAATAACATAACAATAGCCAGAAATGGCAGTAATATTAACGGAGTAGCAGATAATGCTATAATAGATGTAAATCAAGCTAGCTCAACATTTGTATATACAGGGGCGGCAGTAGGATGGAGGTTTGACTAATGGCAATTAGAAAATCATCTATATCGGGAACACCATTTGGTGGAACTTCAGATCGTCCTTCATCTCCTGTTAAAGGTCAAACATTTTACAATGGTGATCTTGGAATATTAGAAATTTATACAGGAACACAATGGGTTGCAAACAATGCACCAACTTCACCCCCAACAATAGGAACTGCAACAAATGTTGGAACTTCTAGAGCATACAATAATGGATCAGCAACAGTTACTTTTACAGCAGGATCAACTGGTGGACTTCCAAATTCATACACTGTAACTTCTTCTCCAGGAGGATATACGGCAACTGGATCATCTTCACCAATTACAGTAACTGGTCTTCAGTCAAATACAGCATACACATTTACTGCTACATCTACAAATAATTTTGGGACATCTTCTGCAAGCTCAGCTTCTAATTCAATAACTGCCACAACTGTTCCTCAAGCGCCGACCATTACTTCTGTTTCTCAAACAGCACTAACATCTGTATCTGTAGCATTTTCTGCTGGAGCCACAGGAGGATCAGCAATTACTGGATATACTGTAACATCAAATACTGGAGGATTTACTGGAACAGGCGCTTCATCACCAATAACTGTATCTGGATTAACTGCTGGAGGAACATATACATTCACAGTCACAGCCACAAATGCTAACGGAACATCTTCTGCATCATCTGCCTCTTCCAGCATAACATTAGATCAATATGCAGTTGGAGGATCTACTATAACTTCAGGAGGGTATAAATACCATGTATTTACCCAGTCTGGAACATTTATTCCTTTTGCTGCAGGACTAACAACCGCACAAGTAATCACAATTGCGGGAGGCGGCGCAGGAGGAGCTGGCGCAGGAGGTGGAGGTGCTGGAGCTGGAGGCTTATTTTATAACTCTTCATATTCGTTAACTCAAAATACTGGAGTAACGGTAACAATTGGTGGAGGAGCTACAGGTCTTTCAGGACAAACTGGAGGAACAACTGCACAAAATGGTTCTAATTCAGTTTTTGGTTCATCGACTGCTATAGGCGGTGGTGCTGGTGGTGCAAGATTAGGGGCTGGAAACGACACAGCTGCTGGAAAAAACGGAGGTTCTGGTGGAGGTCCTTCATATAATAATCCTGGTGCAATAGGTCTTGGAACAGCAGGTCAAGGAAATAATGGCGGATCTGCAACAGACGGTAATCCATACTATTCGGGTGGTGGTGGTGGAGGTTCAGGAGCTGTTGGAGGAAATGCAACAACAACTGCTGGAACAAACTCTGGTGGCGCTGGAACAAACTCTTATTCTACATGGCTTTCCGCAATATCTTCTTTAATGTCTGGAGTATCAGGATGGTCAACAGCTACATCTGGTGGAAGAATTGCAGCAGGAGGAGGCGGAGGAGGACTAGACGGATACGCTAGCGCATATGGTGGCCTAGGTGGTGCAGGCGGAGGAGGAAACGGAGGTAAACTTTCAACTTCCGCATCTACACTCACCGCTACATCTGCAACAGCAAATACTGGTTCAGGTGGAGGCGCACCAGCAGATGGATCACAGGCGGGTAATGGCGGCTCAGGAATCGTAATAGTTAGATACGCAGTATAAAATATATTTACTTATCTATTTAAATTTGCTACAATAAATACATGCGCTTTCATGTAATATCATTACCTCATACAAATACAACTTTAGAATTTACATCATGTGCATTTACTGAAAAGGTAAGACGTTTCTGCATGATGATGAAAGATATGGGACATGAAGTATTTTTATATGCTGGCGAATTTAATTCCGCCCCCGTTGATGAACATATTCCATGTATTTCCGAAGCGGAAAGATTAGAAAGTCTAAACGGTAATCATTATACAACTGGATCATTTGATTCATCTTTGCCTCATTGGGTTAAATATAACAATAAGGTGATTTCAGAATTATCAAAACGCATACAGCAAAAAGACTTTATATGTTTAATTGGCGGGTATTCTCAGAAGATAATTGCAGATGCATTTCCTAATCACATGTCTGTAGAATTTGGTATCGGATATCCAGGAACATTTGCTAAGTATAGAGTATTTGAATCATATGCTTGGATGCATAGTATTTATGCACAACATAATCTTGCTTCTGCCGTCGATGGTAAATTCTTTGATACAGTAATTCCAGGATATTTAGAGCCTCATATGTTTCCACTTCAAGAGCAAAAAGAAGATTACTATCTTTTCATTGGCCGTCTAATTGAACGCAAAGGATATAGAATTGCACAAGAAGTTTGCCAAGCTTTAGGTAAGCGCTTAATTCTTGCAGGTGCTGGTCCACAAGATGGATATGGAGAATTTGTTGGGGCGGTAGGACCAGAAGAACGTGCAAAATTAATGGGAGGCGCAATAGCAGTATTTGCTCCAACCATATATATAGAGCCATTTGGCAACATTGTGCCAGAGGCACATTTCTGCGGTACTCCTACAATTACAACAGACTGGGGCGCCTTTGTTGAAACGAATATAAATGGAGTAACTGGATATAGATGTAGAACTCTAGATGAATTTTGTCGGGCGGCAGAGGATGTAAAGAAATTAGATCCTAGAACTATATATGAGACGGCAAAGAATAAATATTCATTAGAAGCTATTGCTCCACAGTATGATAATTACTTCCACCGCCTTTTAACCCTATGGGATAAAGGCTGGTACGAAAGGTCTTAGTGGTATAATTTCAATATATGGGAACAACGGGCAAGGGTTTTAGATACCCACAATATTCAGACACACCAGATATTCCAAGAGATTTAAGTTATCTTGCGGCAGATGTTGATGCATACTTAACTGCACATCCTGGACCAACTGGTCCAACAGGACCATCAGGTCCTGCTGGAGCCACAGGCCCTACAGGACCAACTGGTGCAACTGGTTCAGTTGGCGCAACTGGCCCTGCTGGCGCTACTGGTCCCACAGGACCAACTGGATTAACAGGTGCAACAGGATCACAAGGAAGTACAGGTCCTTCTGGACCAATTGGAGACACAGGCGCTACAGGTCCTACAGGACCAACTGGTGCAACTGGTCCAACTGGTGCAACTGGTCCTTCTGGACCACAGGGTGCTGGCGTTACAATTCTTGGTTCATATGCAACATTAGGAGAATTACAAACAGCACATCCAACTGGAACTCTTGGCGATGGTTATGTTGTTGGAACAGATCTTTATGTATGGAATGGTTCTCAATGGTTTAATGTTGGACCACTACAAGGCCCACAGGGAGTAACAGGCGCAACTGGACCTACAGGCGCAACTGGACCTACAGGCGCAACTGGTTTAACTGGAGACACAGGAGCAACAGGAGCAACAGGTCCAACTGGCTCAACTGGCGTAACAGGCGCAACTGGACCTACAGGCGCAACTGGTTTAACTGGAGATGTAGGCGCAACAGGCCCAACAGGACCTACAGGACCTACAGGTTTAACTGGACCAACAGGCGCAACTGGACCAACAGGCGCAACAGGTCCAACTGGCTCAACTGGCGCTGTTGGCGCAACTGGACCAACAGGCGCAACAGGTCCAACTGGCCCAGAAGGCCCAGCAACAGTTCCACAAAATGCACAATCCTCAAGCTATACATTGATAGCTTCAGACAATGGTAAGTTTATAAATATAACAACTGGAGGAGTTATTGTTCCTGCAGGAATATTTACGGTAGGACAAAATGTTGTAGTTTATAATAATTCAGGATCAAGTCAAACAATAACACAAGGTGGAAGCGTGACACTAAGATATGCAGGAACCGCAACTACTGGAAATAGGACTATTCCACAATACAGCGTAGCAACAATTTTATGTGTTGGCACTAATACGTTTGTAATCTCTGGCCCAGGATTAACTTAATATGACATACGCTGCAATGGCGCTTGGCATAAATATAACTAATCCTCCTGTAGTTAGCGGAGGAACTTTATCTTCCGACGCAACATACTATTATAGAGCATTTACAGCAAGTGACACGCTAAGTATTTCTAACGGATCTATTAATGGAGATGTATTAATAATTGCAGGTGGAGGAAGCGGAGCAGATGGTTTTGGCGGCGGCGGCGGAGCTGGTGGAGTTACAACAACATCTTTTTCTAATTTAACTGGATCAACAACTATTACAGTAGGCGGCGGTGGAACTCATCCAGGAAATCAACAATCTAGTAATGGAAATAATTCCTCATTTGGTGGAACATCAGCAACAGGCGGCGGAGGCGGAGGTGTTGCAAGCGGAACTGAGGCAGGAAAAAATGGAGGCTCAGGCGGCGGCGGAGCAGCAAGCAGTACAAATGGATTTTCTAGCGGAGGCATTGCAGTTTCTGGGCAAGGAAGTAATGGCGGTAGAGGATTTAGAAATGCATCAAGCCCAGTAACATTAGGAATTGGCTCAGGCGGTGGTGGTGGTGCTAGTGCAACACCAGCAGATGGACCAATTTCAAACGGAGGTGCAGGAACAAATTCATATTCTTCCTGGGCTTCAGCAACATCAACTGGTGTAAGCGGATACTATGCTGGCGGCGGAGGAGGAAGCGGAGGGTATACAACAAGCGGAGCATTTGTTGGTACGACCACAGGAGGCCTAGGTGGTGGAGGAAATGGAATTTATTCTGGAGGTTCTGGTAGCGGAGCTACAAATACAGGTAGTGGCGGAGGCGGATCAGCTTATTATTCATCAGTAGCAGGTAACGGAGGATCTGGTATAGTTATAGTTAGATATACTAGATCTCAGGTAGGTGGATAATGTCATACAAATCAGCAGTCCTATACGACTATCCAATAGCCTATTATCCATTAGATGATCTAACAACAGTAGATCTAGTAAATAATTTTACTGCTTTTTTAGCACAATTTGCAACATATCAAGACGTTTTAAATAATGTTTCATCTTATGCAAACATATATGGAGATGTTGCTTACGACCATTCGGGATGTGAAAATGATGGTAACTATATCGGAGACCCAGAAACTGAAATTCTTCCTGTAGTAATTGGAAATGGGCGGGCTACAAGAATAACAAATAATAACTCTATTGTTTATAATTTAATAAATGATTACACTGGTGGTGCATAATGCTAGGAAAAAAGTATTATTCAGACAATGAATTTACAATAGAATTTTGGTTTTACCCACAAATAACTTCTTCTGACGAAATCCCATTAGTTGGTGATTCAGCAGAAGATGTTGGAGTATTTTATCAAAAAGGAAATATTTTATTTAAATTAGATTCTGATCTTTTGGAATATACATTGCCATCAACCAATAAAGTATTTCATATAGCATGTGTGTACTCAGTTAACGCAGCAACAATATATGTAGACGGAGAGCTAGTTAAATTTAAATCTTTATCTAATTTTGAGTTTACAAATACCAATTTAGATTTAATAAGTGGACCTACACCATCGTCATCAGACTCATTTTTAATAAATAGCGTAGCAATTTATAGATATGCATTGTCTCAAAATCAAATATCTTATCATTTTTCACAAGGACAAGGTTTGCCAGCAATACAAATATCAGATCCAGCAGGCGGAGAATTATTTGAAATGTATGATGACGAAATGTCATCTTTATATAAGTTTACATATCCACAAAGTAAAGGGTGGGAAGAAGTAGTTAAAACTGGACTAACCCACAACCAATCTTTAGATTGTCTTGAAATTACCGAAACGATTACAGCCGATGTAAGCACGGTAATAGTTGAAGATTTTATTTCTATTCCAACTACTGCTACATTTGATTCATCTAAAATAGAATGGCACGGGGACAATGGAATTACAATTCAAGCAAGTACTGATGGATCAACATATAATACATGTACAAATGGACAACAAATACCTGGATATACATTAAATAGTTTTGCGTCTACTGGCAAATTATATTTAAGAATCACGTTCACCTCTACAGATACTTCAAGGTATATTCCAAGATTATTTAATTTAGACATATTATTTTATAATAATCAAACAAGATATTCTTATAATGGATCTGGCTATATGAGTACGTTAGAGGAAGATTCAGGAATTTCAGATTATAGGATAACTCTTGGAAAATTACCTTATGATATTTTGTCTAGAAATAGTAGAAATGGGCTTAGAACGGTAGTAGATTCTGGATTTGAAATTACAACAGATAAGGGTATTAGGACTATAGAATTCTTTTATACCCCCGCCGCTTTAACTGATAGTGGGTTACTTTCAACAACATCTACAAACGGATATGGCGCTTCGTCAATACGCTGGAGCAATTCAGGAACAATGTCTAAAACGGACATTTCGGCCATATATGTAAATGGAATAAATAAAACCTCAGAAACAAATGCTTCAAATGTTTTTAAAGTAAATCAATTACACCACGTCATAGTGGTATTTAGCTCGGCGGTATCAGGCGACATTAGATTTAACTATTCAGTAAATGGCTCTGTTTCTGCCCTATATCAATATATAACCCTATATCAGACAGCATTTAATTCTACACAGGCAAATGCTAATTATGACCTATATATTCGTAAGCAGACCTCATCCATAACCGATGCTTCGGTATTGACGGTGACAGAAGATGGGGTAGACTCATATAATAATGACTGGCTTGTGATACAAAATATATAATTTTGTCATTTAGGGTGACAAAAAGCTGGACTTAGGCATATGAAAGTGGTAAAATAAATCCATATGGATATAAAAAGAAGCAGCGTAAAGGTAGGTCCAGAGGAAACTACCCTTGGAATTTATGTTTGGGAGATGCCAGACGGACGATGGATAGGCGATGATGATGGAAACTTCTTGTCTATAACATCCATGAAAAACAATAGATCTCGTATCGATGCCCTTGCTAGAGAAGTAAGATCTTACGGAATTTATGAGGGCAAGCCAGTATTTTTATCAGGCCGCAGAAAGATTGATGACGAAGAATTTGAATACCAGCAACAAAGGTTAAAATGGGGTCTAACACCAGATCCTTTAGATATTGGAGTTTATAAAGAAGAAATAGGAAAGGCGAATAGGCAGAAATAAAATGGGAATGATTGAAGATAATTCACAAGAGCTAGATACAGGCATACACGCTTACACGGCCTCAGATTTCCACATACCCTCAGCAAATGTTGTAAAAACAACGGATGTTTTTATGACTTCTGGAGAAGACCTGCAAAAAATTTCTGGACTAAGTCCTGCATTTCGACGCAAAGTTAGCCGCACAATTCAAAAACGTTTTGTTGGTATTGATGGAACAGAGACACAGCAAAATCTTCTTGCACAAGCAATTACTGGCTATGCAATGTTTGATCTTATTGAACCTCCGTATAACCTTGAATACCTTTCTCATATTTATGAAATTTCCCCATACAATTATGCAGCAATTAATGCCAAGGTTTCTAACATTGTGGGGCTTGGGTATGACTTTATTGAAACACGTAAAACAATGGATGCAATTGATGGCATTGAAAATGACACACAATTAGAGCGGGCTCGCAGAAAGCTTGATAGACTTCGTCAAGACCTACATGAATGGCTAGAAGATTGCAACGAAGAAGAAACATTTAAAGAAACACTAATTAAATTTTATGTAGATGTAGAAGCAACAGGAAATGGCTATCTAGAAATTGGTAGAACCACTTCTGGGAAAATAGGATATATTGGACACATTCCTTCAAAGACAATGCGTGTCCGTCGTTTGCGTGATGGCTTCATTCAGTTGCTATATGGCAAAGCTGTATTTTTCCGTAATTTTGGAGATCAAGAAACACCTAATCCAATAGCGGACGGAAGCGATAGACCAAATGAAATAATTCATTTTAAGAAATATACTCCACGCAATAACTACTACGGAATTCCAGATATTGTAGCAGCATCAAATGCTATGGCTGGAAACGAATTCGCTGGTAAATATAACCTAGATTATTTTGAAAATAAGGCTGTTCCAAGATATATTATTACCGTGAAGGGAGCTAAATTATCCCCAGAGTCCGAAAGAAAACTTCTGGAATTTTTCCAGGTCGGTCTTAAAGGAAAGAATCACCGCTCACTCTACATCCCTCTTCCAGCCGATAGCCCAGACTCTAAGGTTGAATTTAAAATGGAGCCAGTTGAGGCGGGAGCACAAGAATCATCATTTAACATATATCGTCAATCAAACCGTGATGAAATATTAATGGCTCACCGTGTTCCAATTTCCAAAATAGGAAGTCCTCAAGGAGTTTCTTTAGCAAATGCTCGTGATGCAGATAAAACATTTAAAGAGCAGGTCTGTAAGCCAGTACAAGATATTTTAGAAAAGAAATTAAATAAATTAATTGAAGAAATGACAGATGCCCTTCAAATTAAATTTAATGAATTATCTCTTACCGACGAGGATACCCAGTCCAAGATCGATGAGCGTTATTTAAGAATGCAGGTAATTACCCCTAATGAAGTTAGAATTAGAAAAGGCATGGTACCCATGGATGGTGGAGATGAAGTGGTGGAATTAAAGCCACAACAGCAGGCGGAAGCAAGAGCCCAGGCTGGAAATACCAGAACTAGGGATCAGGAAAGGGATAATAATTCCCCAGATATTTCGGGGGAATCTAGAAATCCTCAAGGCGAAGGCAGACAAGTAGACTAATACTACTCAACTGATTATTTGCCTTATATATAATAACGTTATAAAATTAAGCATATGAATATTGAAAAATCTCTAT